ATGATAATAAACCTAAACAAAAGACCAACAAAGATAGAATAGATGAAATGAGTAATGCTGGAGTATATGATAATAAGTGGGTTGGCCATGATAAAATAGATTATAAAAAATTAAATAAATTATATAAAAATGGTAAACTAACTGAAAAAGATATTGATGCATTATTATCTATTAAAGGTGGCTGGAATGGAATGTCAGATGAAGATAAGAAAAAATTAAATGAATTCAAAAAAACTCATTCATTTAAAAAGAAACCAGATAATGAATCTAGCTATGAAAAATGGGAAATAAATCATCAAGGATTACAAGCAGGACCAAGTAGACCTCAAAGAATATCATCTAAAAAGATACATTCTGAAAATGATATAAGTGCTAAAATAGATAAAGATATAACACAAAAGTATAAAAAAAGAAAAAATGAATCTAAAAAAATGAATGAAGAAAAAGCTTTTAATAGTCAAAGAAATGTAATTAAAGGTGGAGACAATAATGTTACTACAGCTGATAATTCAACAAATACAACAGCTATTATTAACAACTATAATAGTATTCCTCTTAATACAAAAAAGAAAAAAGGATAGTATATGAATATTAGTTTTAAACATTATAGATATCCAGAAGATTTAAAAGATCAAGCAATATTATTTATTCCTAAAAAAATATCAAAAAATGCTTTAAAGCATGGTGCTAATATAAGTAAGTATTCAAAATATAATTCTAATAATTATATTAAAGAGTCTTCTGATGGCTCATGTGCTTTATATATACCCACAATAACAGAATCTGAAAAAATTGGTTGGTCAGAAGTAGAATCATTGAAACAATCTGGAATAAATGCTATTAAAAATATAGCTGGAGATAAAATAGTAAAAGCATTTAGCCAGAAACAATATAATACTGGATTTGCTGTAACAAATGAAACAATGGCAACATTTCAAGATATTCAACCAAGGTCATTCAATTTTCAATATACGTTTATGCCAAAATCATCTAATGAATCTAAATTAATATCAGATATTATTAATTTTTTTAGATGGCATTCTTTACCTGATTATGGTACTAAAACTAAGTTAAAAGTAACAGTATCAGTACCTGCAGTTTGGGATGTACAAGTAGTTGGTTTAGGTGGTAATTATAAAAATACAATATTGTTTAAAACAATGGTACTTTCATCAGTTAATGTAACATATGGAGAAAATGGATATATGCCATTAATGAAAAATGATGCTCCATCAATAATAACACTTTCATTAGACTTCCAAGAAATTAAAAAGCCAATGAAGTCAGATTTTTATGAATGGTTTAAAAACAAGTAAGGATAAGATATGACATATGATAACATGTATTTTGATAAATTTGGAACTGTCGTATTTGATGGTAAAAAAATAAAAGACTTAATAACAGCTTATGATGTTATAAATATATCTGATCATGGAGATTTTTTTGAAGAATATTTTATAAGTTCAAGTAAAACTCCTGATCAAATATCTTATGATGTATATGGAGATGCTTCTTATTATTGGATACCTATAGTAATAAATCATATAAAAAACACTTTTTATGATTTTCCATTATCAGATGCTGAAGTAAAGTCAATTGCTCGTCAAAAAGCTATAGCAGCTAATGATTTAAGTAATTTTATAAAATATTATTATGCAGAAGAAGAATTAAATAATGCTAAAAGAAATATTTATATAGTTAAACCATCAATGTTATTCAGATTTTTATCATTATTGCAGCAAGCATAAAGGGTTTATATGAGAATTCCTAATTTAGCTGAAATTCAAAAGGTAGCGATAATAACAAAAGAAAAAGATGTAATATATATTGATAGTAGTACTATAGAAAAAATAAATATAACTGAAGATATTGATTCTATGGGTGCAATAGGTGAAATAATATTTTTTGATAAAGATAATATTAATGAAAGTACACCAATTCTTGGCGGTGAAAAATTAGAAATAACAATTATAGATTCTTTAAAAAATATTAGAAATTATTCTTTCATAATTAATCAAAAACCAAAAATTGATATTCAAGATAAAACATTTTATTTCCATATTCATTTATCCATCATAGAAGAAGATTATTTTAATTTATTAACAAAAAGTTATGATGAAGGTATAATAAGTTATACAGATAGCGTCACAGATTTAATATATAAAATATTTACAAAAAGTTTAAGTACTAATACAAAAAAAGATAAAAAATTAATATCTAAAAAAATAGATGTAAATATACCATTAAATTTAAGTTTTCCGATATATTTTACATTAGAAGAATGTATTAATTATTTAATAAAATATTTAGCTACAAAAAATACAAATGGTTATTATTTTTATAAAAATAGAAAAATAAATAAATATAATTTATTAAGTGTAAGTGATTTAATTAATAATGAAATAAATGAATATTTTAATGTAGATAAATTCGAAGATTTTAATTATATATTAAAATTAGATATATACAATTCGTTAAATGTTCTTGATTCAATAAATTCATCGCTTATTCATACTAATAGTATAACTGCTGATAATAAAAATATTATAATAAATGAAATTAATATAGATGATTATGTTAAAAAACATAATTTAAAAAGTACACAAATATCAGAAGAATTAAAAATTCTTGCTAATAATAATAATACATATTTATATACTCCTATAATATTTACAGGGAGTAAAAATTCAAATACAGTTTCATATGAAAATGATATAATGTATAATATATTTACATCAGGTGTATGTAAAGCAAAAATAGATGGTAGATTTACATTAAATATAGGTGATAAAATAAATTTAGACTTAAAAACACCTGAATCAGTTCAAGATGCTAAATTTTATTCAGGAGAATGGATTATAATGAAAATAGATAATGAATTTCAAGCTGATGGCACTTATTATCAAACTTTGTATTTAGTTAAATACAATAGTCTTAATAAGAAAAAAAATCCAAGAATTATAGGATCTTTGATATGAATTTAAACAGTTTTTATAGAGCAGTAATAGAAGATAATAATGATCCCTTAAAACAAGGAAGAGTTAGAATTAGAGTACTCGGAATTCATAGTCCATTTAGAGATAAATTAAGTATAGATCAATTACCTTGGGCAGAATATGCAACAAATCTTTCATTTTCGTATGAAGGTGCTGGCGGAATATCCAGCATACCAAGAATTGGCTCATGGGTATGGGTATTTTTTGATTCAGGTGATATAACTAAACCAGTATATTTTGCAAAAATAAAATCAATAACAGCTGAAAAAATCGTTGATGATGGATTTTATGATCCAAATGAAATATATCCTAACAAAGATTACAGAAACGAGTCTGAGATTAATAGACTTGCACGAAATGAAACCCAGACAAATAAGTTGAATGATAATATTATAAAAAATAAAACATCTATAAGCCTCACCAGAGGGTCCTATGATACTAAAGTAAATATAACACAAAACGATACTGGTAGTGATAAAGTAGTATATCCGAATGATTCTGTTATAGAAACCCCATCAGGACATATCATAGAAATTGATGATACTAAAAATAATGAAAGAATAAGAATAATCCATAAATCAGGGTCATTTATTGAAATTAATTCTAATAATGACATAACATTTAAATCAACAAATAATGAATATAATATTATAGAAGGTGATTTAAATTCTTATGTTGAAAAATCTATACAACAATATGTTAAATTAAATATAGATAGAATAATTGATGGTAATGTAAAAGAATATATTAAAGGAACTGTACATGAAGAAATTGGTACTAAAAAATATACTAAAGTTCCACAACATACTAATGAATGTAATAAAGTTATAGTTGGAGATGTTAAAATTACAGGAACTTTATTTGTTAATGGAGATATAGCTTCTGGTAGTGATATAAAAACATCTTCAGTAGGTCTGAATGGACATACTCATACTGGTGATAGTGGTGGTTCTACAAGTACACCTACAGGAGATGGCGGTTCTAGTTCAGCTGCAGGATTAAACCCATAAGGAAATATAATGCAAAATAAAAAATATACAGATATAAACTCAATATTTTATACAGATGAAGGTATATTAACAAGTACATCAATTCAAGCTATAAATAATAGTATAGATAATATTCTTTTTACTAAAAAAGGTACTAAATTAGGTGAACCTGAATTTGGAACAAATATTGATCAGGCTTTATTTTCTCAAATAGATACAATTACAGAAAATATATTATATAATGAAATATATGATTCACTTAGTAAATATGAGCCTAGAATTATTATAAATTCTATTAATATTTTTAGTGATGCTGATAATAATATATATAATATTAAAATTATATATACAGTTAAAAAATCTCCTAATAATAAATATACTTATTTGCAAATATTAAAAAGACTATGAAATTTGTAAGTTTAAATAAAAATATAAAGATTTGAGTATCTTTGCAGTCATTACTGAAGTATTGAACACTAAAGCATCTAAGAGGAAGTATATATGGATTTAGATTTTACTAAAATAGATTATAATGGTATAAAAGACGAAATACAAACTAAATTGGCCAATGATGGTGTTATAACAGATTATGATATTATTTCTTCTAATACAGATACATTATTGTCAACATTATCTATGGTTGCTACAATGATTAATCATAATATAAATTATATAAGTAATGAAACATTTTTAGATACATCAATAGATAGAAAAAATATACTTAAACACGCTTCAGCACTCGGGTATAAAGTAGAAAGAAAAGTATCAGCTAAAATTATAGCAACTTTTACATTTAACTTAGAAAATAATAGAATTCTTACTATACCAAAATGGACTCAATTTTTTACACAAGATGGAACTTCATTTTTAACACAAAAAGATATAATATATACTAATACAACTGGAAGTACTAAAAGATATGTCGAAAATATAGAATTAATAGAAGGTGAAATTATAAATTCTAATATTGATTCTTCTCTTGAATTTATATATTCACAAAATACATCAACATTTACTCTTAATTATACAAATATTGAAGCTAATGGTATAACTATTATTGTAAATAAAGGTACAAATACTGAAACATATTATACTGAATCAAAAAATATACTTAATGATATAATATCAGCAAATAAAGTTTTTGTAGCAAGAACAGATCCTGATACAGAGTATGTAAGAATTAACTTTTTACCCAAATATGGGATATCACCTAATATTGGTGATAATATTTCTATATATTTAATGTTATCTAATGGATCTCAAGGAAATAATTATGTTAAATTAAAAAATAAAGTAATTAAAGATAGTTCTGTAAATGTAAATGATATATCTAAAAATGACATTTTTATTTCAATAACAGTATTAAATAAAAATAAATCATTTGGTGGTGCAGATGAAGAATCAAATGAAGATATTAAATTATATGCACCAGTTTTTAAAAATACACAAGGAAGAATTGTTACATCATTAGATTGGGAAGCATTTTTCAAATGAACCTGAAATAATAAATCCTAAAGTTTATGGCGGTGAAGAAATAGGTACTAATTTGCTTCTTAGTGGATTTAGTGATGCAAATAAACAAGCTCTTAAAAAACCAGGATACGTTTTTATTTCAGGTATGCCTGCATCAATAAATACTTCAGGTGATAAATATTTTAGTATTAATACTATAGAAAGTATAAAAAATATAACAAAAGAAAATTCTATAATAGGTTTAAGAAGAGTATTTGTTCAACCTTATTATATACAATTTAATATAGTAGCAAATATAACTATATCGAAAAATACAGGTAAAAGATCAGCTGATATTATAAAAACTGTATCAAATGTTATTGATAATTATTTTATTAGAAGTTTTGATTTTATTTTTAAAAAATCTAAATTAATAAATTTAATATATCAATTAAATGATATTGATGATGTTAATATTACTGGAACATATATTAGTAATACTATAACTAAACAGTTATTTTATAACATAACTGAAGATATAGTGACGATAAATCTACCTACTAGATCTAATATGGCAGATTTAGGATTAGAAAAAATAGAATCATTAGAAACAAACATTTATACAATAGAATTAGTTGATATTCCAAATGGAATAACTGTTTCAAATCAATACGATTATAATATTAATAAAGATATATTTTTAAATTATCTTGGTATACAGTTAATGAATTATATTGATTGGTCATCAACTGAAAAATATCCAGTAAATTATGTTGTAACTTATAATGGTAATATATATAAAAGTTTAATATCAAATAATCTAAATAATACTCCATCAGGAAATACTACATCAACTGTTTATTGGAAATATTATCCAAAAACATCTAATTACATGGATAAAGAAATGTTGCCAATAGATTTTTCTTATTATAAAAGAATATCATTAAAATATAATGAATACTCTGAATGGAGTTCTACTTATGATGGGTATCCAGCAGATCCAAATACAACAG